TAACTAATGCAGCAGCAACATCTTCTGTATATTGGAACAATACTTCACCAACTACTTCAGTATTTACTATTGGAACGGCAGGTTCAGTTAATACAAATACTTCTAACTATGTAGCATACTGTTTTGCAGAGGTAGAAGGATACAGTAAGTTTGGTAGCTACACAGGTAATGGTTCTGCTGATGGTCCATTTGTATACACAGGGTTTAGACCTGCGTTTGTGTTGTGTAAAAGAACAGATGGTGTTGTATCATGGGTAATGTTTGACACAGGTAGAGATACCTATAATGTAGGACAAGCAAATTTATATCCAAATTTAAGTAATGCAGAAGGAACAGGACCATCGATAGATTTCTTATCTAATGGATTTAAACTTAGAACTGCATCAGGAGATGCTAATCCATCAGGAAATGTAATCTACATGGCATTTGCCGAAAACCCTTTTAAAAATTCTTTAGCGAGGTAATAAAAATGGCTTATAAATTAAATGGTAGAACACTCCCTATAGATAGGGGTTTTACTCACAACGACATACAGTATCCAAGTAATTGGTTACGACAAGCATCACAGGCAGACAAGGATGCTCTTGGTATTACATGGGAAACAGACCCAGTAAGAGCAGATGATAGATACTACTGGAATGGTGAACTAGATAATCCTAAAGCATTAGAAGATAAAGAAGAGTCTGATGAAGATGGTGTACCTCTTTATGTACAAAGATTAGATGAGACAGATCCAGACAATCCAGTTATGGTTAATACATCTGAAAGATTAGTAACTCATGGTTTAAAGCATACAATGATAAATCAAGTTAAGCATACAGCAGGTACGATGTTAAATCAAACTGATTGGTATGTAACACGTAAATCAGAAAAAGGTGTAGACATTCCTGTTGAAGTAGAAACTAAACGAGATGCAGTTAGAACAGAATGTGATAGGTTAGAAGTTGCTATCAATGCAGTAACCACAGTAGAAGAATTAATTACAGTAATGCAATCACAGAATTGGAACATTGAATAATGACACCGCATGAAGAATTATTAGCACACGAAAAACTTTGTGCAGAAAGATATGACACAATACATCATAGATTAGATCGCATTGAAGCAATGCTTAACAAATTAATCTGGGGTATTATGGCTGGTTTTGGAGCTATTGTAGTAGCTGTAGTTATGAGTACATTACATTTATAATGCTAACTATATTACAACATATAATTCCAATAGCGTTAGGTTTTTTTGCTAAACTCTTAGCAATTAAATCTAAGCAAGCTCATGAACAACAGAGTCTTATGTTACAAGCAATGTCTGCTAAAAAGATACAGATAGACTCAGCAAGAGAAGCAGCTAGTAAAGAATCAGGAATGGCAGCATGGAATAGACGATTTCTTATTATTGTTATACTAGCATTGGTTGCAATTTATCCGATAGCTGGTGTATTTAATATAGAAACAGTCATACCTGTAGTAACAGAAGGATGGAGTTTTTTAGGACTATTTGAAATAGGTGGGAGTACAACTTTTGAGACAGTAAAAGGATTGTATAAATTTGATGAAATCTTCCAATGGGCAACTCTAATTATAGAGTTTTACTTTGGAGGTCAACTAGCAAAAGGAAACTAATTATGCCAATGGTAAATGGAAAGAAGTATGCGTACACAAAAGAAGGTATGAAAAAAGCTGCAGAAGCCAAAAAAAAGATGATGGCTAAAAAGAAAACAACTAAAAAGAAAATGAAGTAATGGCTAAATCACCTGCATGGACTAGAAAAGAGGGACAAAATCCTAAAGGTGGATTGAATGCTAAAGGTAGAGCTAGTGCAAAAGCACAAGGATCTAATCTTAAAGCACCTGTTAAGTCAGGAACTAATCCTAGACGTGTATCTTTTGCAGCAAGGTTTGCAGGAATGAAAGGACCTATGAAAGACGAGAAAGGTAGACCTACTCGTAAAGCACTAGCATTAAAAGCATGGGGATTTGGTTCTGTTGAGGCAGCTAGAAAGTTTGCACAAAACAATAAAAAGTCATGAGTCTATACGAAAATATAAATAAAAGAAAAAAAGCAGGTACTTCTCGTAGTAAGAAGAAGAGTACCATTACAAAGAAAGCTTATGCTAATATGAAAGCAGGCTTTCCTAAATCTAAAAAGAAAAAATAATGTCTCAGATTGACCAAATCAGGGAAGCTGCTGAAGCAGACTTACTCACGTTTATTAAATTAGTAGCTCCTCATATATTATTTGGAGCAATACATGAAGAGTTAATTACTTGGTGGGCTAGATCAGAAGCTAAAGATAACCAATTAGTTTTACTTCCTCGTGGACATATGAAGAGTAAGCTCATTGCTTATAGGACAGCTTGGCATATTACTAAACATCCTGAAACAACAGTACTCTATGTATCAGCAACAGCAGATTTAGCAGAGAAACAACTCTATGCAATAAAACAGATAATAGATTCACCGATATATCGTAGATACTGGGCTAATATGATTCATCCTGAAGAAGGTAAACGGGAAAAATGGGCAGTAGCAGAGATAGCAGTAGATCATCCACAACGTAAACTAGAAGGAATACGCGATGCCACTGTTAAAGCTGTTGGACTTACCTCAAATACTACTGGGTTCCATGCTGACGTTGTTGTTCTTGATGATATTGTTGTACCTGGAAATGCGTATACAGAAGAAGGAAGAGAAAAAGTATCAAATGCTTATTCACAACTTGCTTCTATTGAAAATCCAGGTGCAGTTGAGTGGGTTGTTGGTACTCGTTATCACCCTAGGGACATTTATGATACTATGATAAACATGAAAGAGGTTTATTATGCTACAGATGAAGAAGAAGAAACTGAACATGAGGTATATGAACTCTTTCAAAAAGTAGTAGAGATAGACGGAGAGTTTCTCTGGGCAAAACGAACAAGAGCTGATGGGAAAACTTTTGGTTTTGATTCTAAAGAACTAGCAAGAATTAAAGCTAAGTATATAGATCAGACTCAATTCTTTGCACAGTATTACAATGATCCTAATACAACAGAAAGTGCTAGAATTAATAAAGATAACTTTCAGTACTTTGATAAGTCAGTGCTTAACAATAGAGAAGGTGACTGGTATATTAGAGATAGAAAACTAAACATCTATGCAGCAATTGACTTTGCGTTTAGTTTAAGAAAGCAAGCAGATTACACTGCTCTTGTAATAGTAGGTGTTGATCACCAAGCAAACTATTATATTTTAGACATAGATAGATTTAAAACAGAAAAGATTGTAGATTACTATAAACACATATTACAGTCTTGGGAAAAATGGGGATTCAGAAAGATACGTGCTGAGATTACTGTAGCACAACAAACGATTGTAAAAGAACTAAAAGATAGTTACCTTAAACCTAATGGAATACCTTTGTCAATAGATGAGTTTAGACCTACAAGACATCTAGGAGATAAAGCACAACGAGTGGGTTCTGTATTAGAACCTAAGTATGATAATTTACAAATATGGCACTACAAGGGTGGTAACTGTCAGACATTAGAAGAAGAATTAGTAATGGTACATCCACCTCATGATGATATTAAAGATGCTTTATCTAATGCAATAGCTATATCTTTAGTCCCAAAAGTAAGAGCAAATCAGGGTTTAAGTTTTAGTAAACCATTACCAACCCATAGCAGATTTGGCGGCATAACACATTAAGGAAATAATATGGCAGGTGAAGTAGCACAAATAGAACAAGCAATTGGTACAGAGAACTTAGCTAAGACACTAGCTGGATTATATAACCAATGGTGGATTCAAAGAAATAATAAAGAATCAGAATGGAGAGAGTTAAGAAATTATCTCTTTGCTACTGATACTACAACTACTTCTAATAGTTCTCTTCCTTGGAAAAACAAAACTACTCTTCCTAAGTTAACACAGATTAGAGATAATTTACATGCTAACTACATGGATGCTTTGTTCCCTAATGACAACTGGATGAAGTGGGAAGGAGCTACGCAAGAAGCTACTACCATGAAGAAACGTAAAGCTATTGAAGCTTACATGAAAACTAAACTCAAAGAGTCTAAGTTTAGAGAAGAGATTAGTTTACTTGTTTATGACTATATAGACTATGGTAATGCGTTTGGTGAGGTTATGTATGTTAATGATTCTCATGTAGATCCTATTACTGAAGAAACTATTACAACTTATAATGGTCCTAAACTAAAAAGAATATCTCCATTTGATCTTGTCTTTAATCCTGTAGCATCTTCCTTTGCTAAGTCACCTAAGTTTACTAGAAAAGTAACCTCTATTGGTGAACTTAAAAAACAACTAACTACCCGTCCTGACTTAAACTATAATAAAGCAGCATTTAATAAAGCTGTAGACATTAGAAAAACTATTTCTATGTTTAGAGTTGAGGATGTAAACAAAGCAGAAGCATTTATAGCTGATGGCTTTGGTACACTACAAGAATACTATCAATCAGGTATGGTAGAGATACTAGAATTTGAAGGTGATTGGTATGATAAAGATGAAGATAAACTTTATGAGAATAGACTTATAACAATCATTGACAGATCTTATATTCTAAGAAACATAAAGAATCCTAGTTACATTGGTCATGACAGCAAAGCTCATGTAGCATGGAGAAAACGTCCTGATAACTTATATGGTATGGGACCACTAGATAACCTAGTAGGTTTACAGTATCGTATTGACCACCTAGAGAATGCTAAAGCAGATGCACTAGACTTAACTATCCATCCCCCTATGGTAGTTAGAGGGGAAGTAGATCCATTTACTTGGGGTCCTGAGGTAACTATTCATTTACAAGAAGATGGTGATATACAAATGTTACCACCTAACCCTGCAGCTTTTCAAGTTAACAACGAGCTAGCAGCATTAATGAATACAATGGAAGAGATGGCGGGTGCTCCTAAAGAAGCAATGGGTATCAGAACTCCAGGAGAGAAGACAGCCTTTGAAGTACAATCATTACAGAATGCTGCTGGTAGAATATTCCAAAATAAAGTTAATCAGTTTGAGATTGAGTTCCTAGAACCTGTTCTTAACATGATGTTAGAAACTGCTAAACGGAATCTTAACTTACCAGAGTTAGCTAAAGTCTATGATGATGACTTTGGTGTACAAGACTTCTTATCTATTACTAAAGAAGATTTAACCGCACGTGGTAAGATTAGACCTATAGGTGCTAGACACTATGCAGCTAGAGCACAGCTACTACAGAACATTCTAGGTGTATTTAATAGCCCAATTGGTCAAATGATTGCTCCACATGTATCACCTAAACATTTAGCCGAAATGGTAGAGGAGTATATGGGTTTTGATAAATATGGATTTATTAAAGATAATGCTGCATTATTTGAAGCAGGAGAGCAAGAAAAGATTAAAATGCAGATACAACAAGATTTACAATCTCAGCAAGCAGCTCCTTCTATGGAAGAACAAATGGTTGACCAACAAATCAATCAAGTAGAAGGACAACTACCTCCTGAGATGTAATACATAGATCAAGTATTACTTGACTTTTACTTAAAAATATGGTATAATTATAGTATGGATTTAAAAAGTGATAAAGCACAGTCTTTAACAAAGAAACAAGTTATTGAAGAGTTAAAAGGTTATCTTGATGATCAAGTAGCAATATCTCAAAGAAAGTGTATAGATGAAGAAACATTCAAACTACCTGCTTACAATGAGTATCAAGCTTATCAAAGAGGTGTCCAAAAAGCTTTAACAAAACTATACAACTTATTACCTTGACCAAAGGAGATAGTAACATGAATGATGAAGTACAACAAGCAACTAAAACACCTGTAGAGCAGAGTACCAACGAAGCTGTACAAACAGATACTGCACCAGAGACATTTGAAATTCCGACCGAAGTTCAATCGTTAGTTGGTGAAGGTAAAAAGTACCAGAGTCCAGAAGATGCTCTTAAATCTGTTCCTCATGCTCAAAAGCATATTGAGACCTTAGAGTCTGAGTTAGCTGAAGCACGTGAAGAATTAACTAAGAGAAGAACTACTCAGGAACTTATAGATGAAATCAAGTCTGGAGTTCAACCGACAGTCACGACCGCACCAGTAGGGGAACTTAATCAAGATAACATAATGGATTTAGTTAATCAAACATTAAGTATTAGAGAGAAACAAGCTAAGGCTAAAACTAATGCTGATCAGGTAGCGAAAGCTTTTACTAGTCAGTATGGTCAAGAAGCTGAAAAGACTTACAATTCTATTGCTAATGACTTGGGACTATCCGTTACACAACTAAATGAGCTTGCAGCAGCAAGCCCTAAAGTAGTATTAAAAGCAGCAGGATTAAGTCTTGCTAAAGCACCTTCAGGTTCTATTGAAAGTGATGTTAATACTCAAGCTTTAAGTAATCAAACAACTCCTGCAATACTATCTGCAAAGGTAGCAGGGGGTTCTACGAAAGACTTATTAGCTGCTTGGGGTAATGCTGGAGCTAAAATTAAACAACAGTCTTAGGAGACTTTTAAATGTCACAACTGACAAGTAATACTTCTGCCTTTATTGAGGCTCAGCAGTATTCTCAGTTTATTCTTGATAACTTACATGACTACTTATTACCAGAAGGTATGTGGCGTGATGTAACAGACTTCGGTTCAGGTACAACACTCAACATTAAAACAGTTGGTACTGTAACACTTCAAGATGCAGCAGAGGATACACCTTTAAACTTTACAAA